AAGGTACACGAAATTCAACAGAATTAGTTTCCCCTATATCTACAATAGCAGTTTGAACAATATTAGAGTGATTCATAGTGTTTATAATATTTGTTCCTAATGTACCAGAAGGATCAAATGAAATACGTAAACGACCTTTATGATATTTAGAGGCAACAATTTCAAATTTAAAAATAATATCTCCTCTCCAATCACCGAAAAGATATGGTATAAAAGCCATTGGCGTCATATATAATTTAGCACTAGCTTCATTCGTAATATCATATAGATGGGGATTGACTCGAGACCAAAATAATAAATCATCAACATTATTTGCGGTGGTCCAAGTACATTGTGTTAAATAACTTTCACGTTGGAGGATTGGGCTAATCATCATTTCATCTTCTCCACCATTATCATATACAATCCTAGGATCAATAGATAATTCATTCTTAGGATCCAAAGTTAATTTTTCAACAGGGTAAGATATCTCTGAAGAAGCTAATTTAGGTAAAGGTTCTGGTCTAAATGGATCTGTATCCTTAATATTAGGCACATTTGTATAACCAAAAAGAGAAGCTATTGCAGAAACTGCAGAAGCTCCTATTTTAGTGGCCGTTGCAAAGGGTCCTATAATCGGTATACGTTCAAAATATTGAGCATACCTAGCAACTGTTGATGCTGGTTTAGATATAGTACCACTAGCTTCATATTCATCAGATTGTGCTGCATATGAAACTGTAGCACCTGACAATTCAATATTTTCAAACCAAGCATAAACTACAACTGTAGCATCAACACCACCTAAACCTTGAGCATTTCTCAAAGGGGAAAATATAGAAAATACTAATTCTCCCATATTAGATAATTCAGAAGCCAAAGATAATCGTTGCAAATTTGATTGAATGAGAAATGGTAATTTTAAAGTACCCCCAGATGATGTAGCAGGATCTAACCAAATATGACTACGTTGAGAATGCAATATCAATTCTTGGTTAGCAGTTCCAGCTACTATAGTATTAGGTTTATCCAGTCTAGGGCGATAATTCATAATCATACGCCCATAATAGAAAGGTGTACAATTTATAACAACTTTGACATGCATATCACCTCTCATAAATGCATAATTATTGAGTTTATTTTGAACTGCAGCATTAGTTGCCCACAAATTCCAAGGATAAATGGTTCTAAATACTCCACGCACGTCAGCCTCTAACCAAGTAAATTGGTCTATTCTAACTGGGCGTCGAAAGAAATTGGCTAATGAAGTTGAATCGGTCATATCATAATTCGCAAATTTAGATAATGTAGTGTGACCTTCTTCTTCACCTTTTTCTTCATCAATAAAAGTTAATATTTCGTGTGTATCTGATTGAGATACCCAGGATCTATCACTATATTGATCTTCCAGTGTCTGATACACTGGTAACCCCCTCACAACGGGTGAGGGATCCGATACAAGATCTAGCTCTTGTACGCAGCATTTCGACCATATTCGGGGTCGAAGTCCTGAAAAATTTTCTCCAATTCATTATACGACTTAAAAGCTGATTAGACTAATAAGAAGGATCTAAGTTGCGATATATATAGTGATCGGTTATATATATACTTAGTTTAATGTCATCACGGACTAGCATAGATATTCTTCTATATCTAAACTACGAGTATAAAAGTCTTGTTTAAGACTCTCATATGTGGGTAAGGTTGAATCTCTTACCCAGTCTTGTAAATTAGCTCTCTCTATTAATTTAATAAAATACTCTCTACGATCAAGAAATTTTTCTTTTCCATAAAAGAAATATTCTCTTAATGCAGTTTCAATAACACAAATAGAATGTGCTTCAGGAGCTAATACACCATTATCTAAATACGATGTTAACATTTTGTGTATAGAAGACTCTTCCAATGGAGCCACTATAGTTCCAATATCACTATCATATCTAAATGATCTTTTTAGAAACGAAGAATCCTTAATATTAATATATGGAATACTCTCCGCTTCTTTATCTGCCATAGTATATTCTACACCTATCAGCTTCATAGCAACACTAATCCGCGTATGGGTGAAATTAGGGCAATCTTGAGAAACACACATTATATTGTCATCTCCATATGTAGCTAAATTAACATTACGTTTAAAAGTATCTAACTCTTTTCCAGAAATAATACTATAAGCATACCTCATATATAAACTATTAACCAAACAATTAATTATAACGGTCAAGGGATGTCCAGATGGATTCCCCTGAATCTCTATAAGATCTCCGTTAAAGTCTATATTAGGAAAAGCTGTGTCAAATGATATACACTTTAATATAAGAAGATCGTTGTCATTCCAACCAGCTTCTTTT